TGCCTGTTTTTCATCATAATTAATCTCTGCATCAATTTCTGCTAGAGTGTAATTATCATCTATATAATCGTATTTCTTTCTATTTCCTTTACTCATGATATTACCTCTTATTTAATTTTTATAGCTTCCCAATCAGCGTTTCTAGAATCTGTCATATCATCCCAAAAACTCATATAAAAAAGTATTTTCCCTAATTTACCTTTTTTATATTTATATCCATACATCGTTTTTTTATCAGTAGGGACAAGAATAATATCTTTATCGGTTATACTTAAACCTAAGTTTAAGTATAATCTAACAGCGTCTTTAAATAACATAATGTTTATACCTCCTTTAATTTTTTAAAAATTCCACTTAACTTCTAATTCTTTATGTAAAAAATATAAAAATTGCTTTAAATGGTCGTACATCTCTTTATGTTCTTTCTTCTGACTATTTAATAAAAACTTAACAAATTTATATTTTTTAAAACCTCTACATTTTTTTATAAAAAGATTATCGGCAGATATTAAATCTTTTAAATTATTTGAAATTTCTATAAATTTATCTGATTTTGCAGTAACGTTAAATAAACATGAAATAGGTATATTTCTAGTTATTCCATTGATATTTTTGTTTTCAACTTCACAAATTATTCCCCTATCATCAGATTTTCTTATTGCTAAATAATCACGACCTACCACTAATTGTAATCCGTCTTTATCAACATAATTTGATTTTTTTAGTAAGTTATTCTTACAAAAATACTCAAAAATTTCTGATATTTTATTAAAATTTCTATCAATATAATACTCACATTTACCATCTATTAAATATTCACTATACAATTTATTTTTCATAATTATTTTACCTCTTGTGTTTGCAGTCAACTACAAAACGTAGTCTACTTGCTAATTATTATACTTCCTTTAAGCTGCCTTACTGTTTTCAAGCAATTTGCTAATCTCTTTTACTACTTTACTATCCTTGCCGTAATAATACTGGAAATACGATATACCTTTTTCGGCAAAGTAAGAGCGTTCATCGTAAGAGCCGTCAGCTAGTAACTGATATGCTTCAAGTTTGTATGTAAAATCCATACCGCAACCTCCGAAAGACAAAAGCTGTAAGTCTTCATCTTCAGTCTGTATTTCAAAAGGTATGAATCTGCAAAGGTGGGCAATTTCTTCATCGTATATACGAGGCTCATACACATAGTTATACATTAAACATGATTCTTCTAAAGAGTGTTTAGCTTCGTAATAAATATCCTCGTACTTATCTTGGACATAATCCAAAAAGCTGTCGTATTTATTTGTGTTGTATTTAAGTTTAATGTCGTAATCTTCTCTTAAATTTTCTTCAAGTATAAAGTCAGGTATAGAAATCTCTGTTTCTCCATCATTTAAATTATAGTTAGGGAGGTAATGTTTAGTGTAAAAAGCTTCTATATGTATTCCTGAAAATTGTTTGCTTAACATAATTATAACCCTTTTTAAATTGTTGATTGTATTTAACTTTACTTCTACAAGAAAAGATTGCACATAAATTTCTTGATAAATATGTTATATAATAGTTTTTAATTGTTGTCAATAGATATTTTCATTAAATTTAAAAATATTTTTATGTAAATAGTTCTTCACCTTATTCACCTTATTCACAAATTTATAAGTAGTTCTTCACCTTATTCACCTTATTCACATACTTCCAACCCTTTATTTTATATATATTTTGTTAATAAGGTGAATAAGGTGAATAAGTATATAATATGTAAGAAAAAAATAAAGGTAAAATATATACGCGTATAAAGATAGGAAAATATCTTCACCTTATTCACATAGATGTATTGAAAGCCTTTTGTAGACTGATGTTGGGATGTGTGTGAATAACTGTTTTTATATCTTCACCTTATTCACCTTATTCACATATTTTTACAGTTTTTATGTGGATAACTTTGTGGATAAGTCCTTCTAAGTTAGTGTTATCAACAGTTTTTATGTGGATAACTTTGTGGATAACTTTTTATGAGTTAAGTTTTATCTGTGCATCATACGATTTTCTTTGTGGATATGTCAATAATAAATTTTTGAATTAATAAAACTATTTTTCAGTTTTTTGTTTGTAAATAATTTTACAACTGGGTTTTGATTATAAATACCATATGTTTTAATAAAAAATACAGTTTTTAGACATTTTAAGCCACTATATGAACTTGATTTTAAATTTAATAGGGAAACTATCATTAAAAATAAACTTACGTTCCTATTGTGGCTTAAAACGTCTTATTCTAATATTTAGGTAAATTTGACATTTAGATAAAATTATGTTATGTTGCTACTTACAAAATTTAGGATATTAAAATTATGTTTGGATGCAGTTGTTTTACATGTGAGAAAGAAGAAAAAAGGATAAATTTAGATTTGCAAAAACCAATGTTTGAAGAAAAAACTATACTTGAGAGAATAGCTGAATTAGAAAATAGATTGGTAAATATTGAACTTGAAAACACAACATTAAAAACCAATATAAAAATACTTTTTGAAATAATCGGCACTGAAAAAGCAATACAAAAAAGATGTGCTTTTGATGATTATAAAGAACAGACGTTTAAATGATTAAAATCAACATATCTCAAAATCATATCAACAAATATACTTCTGTTGATGATATTAAATTTAAAAAAGTTTATGATGAATGGGATAGGATAAATTCCGATCCAACTCGTAGAATATTCATTATTAACGATGATAATTTAAATAAATTTAACTTAAGACGACAACAGTTGAAAAAGAAAAAGTTATTTGAAGATTTGGAATATATAAAACAACATGGTTATATTGGTTGTGTTGGATTAGCTGGTAGATTATGATAAATGTCAGATATTGAATTTGAATTAACAAAATGTAATAATCAGTTAAAACATCATAAAAATGAAATTGACGTTTTAAAAGAAAATCAAAAAAAGTTAGAACTAGGTTTAAAACGTATTTCAAATATTTTAATTATTCAAAAAGAAGAGTTTTCTAGTTTAATGAGTAAAAATGCAAGCTTACAAGAAAAATTAAAAAAGAAAATAAATAAAAAAGAACTATCCTGCATGCAGGAAGTTGAATTTACAGATGAAAATATTGCTAAAGTTCAAGAAATGGCAATCTGTATGACTAAAGAACAAATTGCTAGACGATTCAATATGTCTCTAACTACCTATTTACAACGAGAGGAAAAAATACCTGAACTCAAGAAAGCTTTTGAAATAGGACAAGGTACTTTTATGGCAGAAGTATCAAACATGTTAGTTCAAAATATAAGGTCTGGTTGTAAAGCAAGTTTATTCTATTATTTGAACAATAGAATGAGAATGAAAAAAGAAGATGAAGCAACCAATATCACAATAACACAGGAATTCTTGAATAAACCATTAAAAATTATTAATAGTGATGGTAATTATGAAGAAGAATTAATGGACAAATATCATAAGAAAATTATGTCTATTTCTGTTGTAAAAAACAATCCTTTAGAAGATGAATAAATTTGATATTTACAATTTAGAACCTTGGGAAAATAAACTTTACGAACCTATATCGTATAAAGTTTTACATGGTGGGCGTATGTCAATGAAATCTACGTCTGTTGTAAAAGCACATTTACGATTATCTTTTAATAAAGAATTATTGGGAAGAAAAATAGTAGCTGGTAGAGAGTATTTAGGTGATATTAAGGACAGTGTTCATGCTTTATACATGAGAGTAATTGACGGAGTAGAAGAATATAGAAACTTCTTTCACATCACAGATAGTTATATTGTAAACAAATTGACAGGAGTTGAAATACTTTTTAAAGGTATACGAGATTATCGTACATCTGGTATAAAATCAGTTGAGAATATTGGTATTTTGTGGCTTGAAGAGGGGTCTTTCATTAGTAAATATGCTTGGGATATAGTAGATAACACGCTTAGAGAACAAGGTTGTGAATTATGGGTTACAATGAACCCTGAAAATGAAACAGATTTTTTGTATCAGGAATTTATTGTAAATGGTAAAAAGAAATATGGTGAAGATTTATTTATCAAACAATTAAACTGGTATAATAATCCACATTTAAGCAGTGATGCAATAGCTAAAATCGTTAGAATGAGAGAAAACGATTTTAATACTTATATGCACGTTTACGGAGGTGAGTGTTTAATAAATACTGAAAGACACGTATTTAAAAAA